TCCATATACTTGTCCTTTTCTTTCCAGTATGAAAGAACATTTAAGCATTCAATATAATTTCTTTCATATATTAGGTCGTGTTTTGTTATATCACCATTTGAAAGGCGATCGACCATTGCCAACCAACCCCATCTTTCATCTAATGTAATTTGACCCATTTTCATATTTTCTATTTTTCTGCTTCTTGAATAAAGTCCTTCATATTGCTTGTAAATGTTTCGTTCCCATTTAAAAAAAAAGCAACGGCACCCATCAAATTATAAACTGGTTGTTTCAAAAACAATTCTTTTCTGAATTCAATATTTGCCACATTGAATTTATCCTGCTTCCAATTTTCTTGACCGGTTTCTTCATCTTTAATCAATTTTCCTGGCCTTAAAATGATTGCCAAGATGTAAGGAATAATTCCTGCCTTTGTTGTTGTGTTTTCTTGAAGTGTTTTAATTGAAATATATTCACCCATAGTCAATTTATTCAAATCATCAGGAAAAACATAATTCACACCTTCAATTTCAATTACTTTATTGTTGTTCCAAGTTGGTTCTTCTTTTAAGTAATCAACATTTTGTGAAAGGTCAGTAACCATATCTAATGTTAAGTCATCTAAATCACCTTCTTCTGCATCACATAAAGTTTCGATTACTTTAAGCAAATAAAGTTCTGGCATTATAATCATATCTTTGCCTTCATCTAATTCAGCAAGTTTAACATAACTTTTTAATGTCATTTCCGACCAGTCAGTTGGCATCTTGTAATCTTTTTCGTTTAATTTAAATTCTTTCATATTCTTTTTTGTTTTTATTTTTATAATATACAACAAGCATCATTTTTCTAATCATTAATATCTTATTCTATAAACATTGTTGTCGGTTCTTTTATTCTTGCTTTTCCAATAGTGAATTCCATAACGCATGGCATCCATAGCATCATCATAAACTTTGACTGGTTCGTCAAGCACTAAATCACCATTTACTTTCCATTTATATGAACTTATTTCTTTAAGTATATCTAAACTTTCTTTGTGGATATACAAGGCGCTTGATTTAACGCTGTCAATTCCTGCTTTGACATCTTTTATTGCCGACTTAGCATTGAAGCCAGCACGGCGCAAATCTTCTATAATTTCAGGTCGGGCCGTGTCACAAGCAATTTCTTTTTTCTTTGATATATCTAATTCAGTCATTAGTTTGATTAGGTCACTAACCGTTAATCCTGGCTTATAAATCATTTGTCGAACATAAGCATCATTTTCAGTGAAATTCACTTCTATTAATGATGTTGGATGATTGTAGCCAAAATCAAGCCCGTATATTGTGTCCTTGATTTCTGGCAGATGCTCGTAATGTTTCCAATGTGTATAGATTGTTGTTTTGCCGGTGCCTTTTTCACCTAATGCATAAATCTTGTAATAACTTTCATCATACATTATTAGGTTTTCTATTTCTTTAACTTGTGCTTCACCTAAAAACGGATTATCTTTATAGGTTGAATGAATTAAAATAGATTCTGGTCGGCTGATTAAGTCATATAACCAGTGGAAGTTTTCTGACGGGTTAAAGTCAAAGATTAACTTGTCAGTGGTTCGCATATTCAACTGCGTGAATTCTTCAAAGTTTAACTCGTTTGCTTCATTAATCCAAAGTATATCACGCTTTCGACCTCTTAACTTTTGTGAATTGTCAGCACCAAAGAATTCAACTTGTGAGCCATTAGGAAAATGATATATTTGTTCGGTTTTATGATGTGACTTTTCATCATAGATTTCTAAATCGTTCATTACTTCAAAGAAATCACGCATCACGGTGCCTCGAAGTGTTGGAAATGTTTTTCTAATAATAGAAACCATCTTTCCTGGTGTTGTTAAACAATAAACAATAACCATTTGGCACAATGAATAAGGTTTAGAACTTCTTGAACCGCCTTGATTAATCACAAATCGAATATCGGTTCTATTTAAGGCATCAAAGTTCCAGTTAAAAACTGGTGTTTGCTTAATTGTTAGTTCCGCCATCTAATTCATCTTTGCTTTTTATTTGAATCAATTTGATTTCAGTGATTTCTTTGCCATTAGATGTAATATCAACTTTTTCAGCAGCATATAAGCCAGTCAGTTTTGATATTTCTTTTCTTACTTCGAGTGCCAATTTTATATTCTTTGCTTTAATGGCATCTTCTAACATACTTTCTAACTGACCTAATGCTTCATTAGCAAGTTCCTCGTTCTTTGTTGAATAAAGTTTGACTATTTCTTTTCTTGCTTCTTGCAGAAGTTCATATGAATATGATTGCTTATACTTTAATTGACCCATTAAGAAATCTTTAAGTATAGTTTTTGTTGATGCGCCTTTTTCTATACGCATCTTAACAATGGCATCTATTATATCTTCTTTTTTATATTTCATAATTACGCAGGTTTTACATATTATATATAAAAATTCTTCTTTTATGTTTGGATATTCGAATTAAATGCTTATCTTTGTTAAAACATTAAAGATATGACAAAGCAAGAACAAATTTTAAGAAACATTGCCAAGCGCAATTACAAGTCACTAATCGATGCTAAACTGGCAGAAGGTTTAACACTCGAAGATGCAAAGTTTGATATTTTTCACAAACTAATCAAGTTGTATGATGACCTTAAATCATTTAGTGAAGGCAATGACCTTGAACTATGTGGTTATTTGATTAATGAAGCAGGTTACGCACATTGTGAAACTGGTGGTTGGATTCTAATGCCTGATTTCATTTAAGCATTATGAATAAACACGACAATCTTGCCTTAATTTCTTTTTTAAGAAAAAAGCGTGAAAGCATGAAAGATGGTGAAATAACTTATTGTTTAAGTCAAATAGTAAGATATGAACTTAACAACAAAGAACTTGATTCAAAACTGGCTATACGGCTAAAAAGTTTTAAGTCAGAACTGCTTTCTATAAAAAGATCAAGAAAGTTAAATGATATTTTAAGTTAAATGATATAAAATGACAAATCCTCGAACAGAGGGGGTTTCTGAACGAGGACTTTTTAATGTCACACATTACTATTATATTCTATTTTAAATGCAAAGTTGTTTTATTATTCATATTTGTTCTTCATTATCTTTCTTGGTGAAAGATGAACCATTTGAAAACATAATGATTTATAAAAATCGATCTGATCGATCTGATCTTCTTGCGGTTAGTGGAGGTGAAGCAGATTACATCCTAACAAAAGTCGAAAAACCTTTGTTAGAATCTATTTCACCTTTAATTTTACTTGCGTATAAGCATCGGATCGCACACATAGCACCTTTGTATATGATTGGTTAGCAACTTTCAAGGGTTTAAGGTCCCCTGCTATACTTTCGACTTCTAACTTAAATTCTATCGTTCCACTTTGTATAGTCCCCCGCGTTGTGGTTAAAACATACCCCGCGGCGTTAATGTTTTCCGCCCTTTAAGTATGAGTTGTTTGCTTTTGATTGCTTTTGATTGCCTTAATATACTATTATATGTATAAAATAACAAAAGTTCATCTTTGGAAAGAAGGATTTTTTATAGAAAAAAAAGATTAGTCATGATAAAAACAAGTGTCAGTCATGTTTATATAACATGTATAACACTTAAAAACATGGATCGAAACAAAGAACTGAAACTGAAAAAACTGCTTCAATATCATTTAAGCAGAAAGATTATTACAAAGAAGGAATATAAAAAAGAAATTGACTTCATTAATAAACTTAAAGAAAACAAAAAGAAATAAACAAGAACGGCAGTAATGCCAAAAACAAACCGACCAAGAAGGTCAAAAATAAAAAATAAAAATATATTATGAAAAAAGAAACAATTAAACAAGGTTTGAACGCTGATTCAACCTTTAACAAAATGAAGGCGGCTTTCACGCCAACAAAGCAACCAACAAAGCAACAACTTCTTGAAGAAGAACAAAAGTGGGCTAATGACACCATAGAACATGATGTTACAACTTTAATCAATGAAATCATTTCTGATATAAAAAGAAATTCAAAGCCACAACTTAAACCTTTAAGTGATGAAGAACATATGTTGCTTCCTATTTTAATAAATTACTTAAAGAAGAAAACAAATGATATGGTTCATATTACTGCCGAGCAAATCATAGATGACTTTAACCGCCATAAAGAAAGAATTGGCATGAAAAACAATCTAAACATTCCAAGGTTAATGAAATTGACGGCTTACATTAGATGTAATGAACTTTCAGCACTTGTGTCAGGTGCCACAGGATATTTTATATCAAATGACCCATATGTTATTCTTTCTTGCTATGAATCATTGAACTCACGAGCAGAAGCAATTATGGCTGCTGCAACTGGCATGAAAAACATAGCAATCAATATACTTAATGTTAATAAATATAATCAATCAAACGATCCTTTTGGATTTGATTGGTGATATATTCATGTGTGAATAAAAGAACCCTGCCTAATTTTCTTGTTTAAGGCAGGGTTTTTTATTTTAAACATATTCAGAAAATGACTATATAATAGTATGGCTAAAAAGTATATGTCCGGCAAGGACCTTTATGTTGAAATAATTATATCAAAGGCACAAGGACGCCTGACTAATCGTGCGGTGAATATGTTGATGTTATTAGGAAAGAAAATTCAAACCAAGATGTATTACAAAAACATAGATGATAAGTATGACTGCCTTCAAGAAGCAATGCTTTCAGTGTTTAAGTTTTGGTACAATTTTGATGAACTTAAAAGTGAAAACGCCTTTGCTTATTATTCAGAAATCATCAAGCGTGGATTAGCCGCTGGTTGGAACAAGAATTACAAACTGAAAGGAACTGATGAAAATATACAATTCATTTCTTTATCAGGATATTCACACGATGATGGTGAATTCAATATGAATATCTAAATTATTTCTTAACCTTTTTAGGTGTTGGTTGATTAAATAAATCAGTGTTTTCAACATACCATTGTGTCAAGGCATTATAATAAGCACTAATCGACTGCTGACAATTGCAACTAACTTGATACATTGAGGCACCTGGTCGAACATATTTTTTTAACAATTCATAAATAGAATCCATATCTGCCTTTGTTGCGTTGCCGACCTTAAACAACCTTAATATTTCATCTTGATCTTCTTTACTATACATCATATTCTTTTTTTTATTTTTATAATTTAACTTTGTTTTCTAATCTGCCTATGAACTTGTCGTACCAAAACGCTATAAAAGCCATTGCCGAGGCGTATGCGACATTATAAGTATAAAGTAATGTAATCCAGAAGGCAACACATTTTAAGCAACTTAAAAGCAACCTAATCACATTTAAGATTAGTTTGTTTGGCAATATTTCTAACATCATATGCAGTGGTTCAAATCTTGTAATGAACCAACTAACAAAGAATATACTAATTAATGTTTCTATCATTTTTTAATTGTTTTTTTATTTCTTCACGCGTTTTCTTTATTGTGTATGAAACACTTTTAAGGTTAATTCCAGTCATTGCTGATATTTCACGCAGTTTATATCCATCTTTATAAAATAGATTAAACAAAGTTTTATTATACCAGTGACAAGAAGAATTCACAATATCATTTATTCGATCTATTTTCTTGTTTGAATTGTAATCATCAATATCTTCATCTGACCGATCAACACCATAACCTTCTTGAATTGAAAGATGATTTTTAGGCAAATAAAACATGCCAGTGTCCTTAACTCGACCAGCAATTATTCTTTTGCAGATTACAAAACACATATATTCTAAATAACCTTTATTATAAGCATCAAACAACTTTTGGTCCTTCATATTCATTAACTGAATAATCAATTGTGATTTCAGTTCATCATATTCAGGGTGTATGGTTCTGCAATATCTTAAAATTATATCACTATTATACATCATCACAACTATTTCATCTTTTGTCATTAAGGTGTTGGACTATTTTTGAAGTAATAATCTGAAAACTTTTTTAAGTTAGAACACGCTTCATATTGTTCTTCTTCCAAGGTTCTAAATTCTAAATAATCAACCATTGATGTGTAATATATGGCAACTTTTATTTGCATATCTTCTTTAACATTGTCGATTATTAAAGTGATGCTTTCTTCAAAGTCATTTATAATCTTGTTTATAGTTCTTGTTGTTAAAACTTTATTAACTATTAATTGAAGCAAGGTTTCATTTAGAATATCCATTGTTTGCCATATCAAATGATGAAGCGGCAGTGTTCCGGTCATCCAGTCAGGCAGTCGGCTCATTTCACTTTTGAATTCTAATCGTAACTCGTTTATAGTTAAAGTGGTTTGCATATGATATATATTAATATTTTAATTGCTTCTTGGATGCCTTTAACCTTTGCCTTTCAATCTTTCTGATTTCTGCTTCATGCCTGCCTTTAACAAGTGGCGCATTAAAATCAAAAGTAATTTTCAACCACTTCAACATTTCAATGATTTGATAATCTTCACGCAAATTGTCAAGAAGGTTTGTGTTGTCAGCAACATCCATATAAACATCTATGACCCTAAAAGCATCAGCCATATTGTTATGACCGACTTTATATCTTGCAAGTAATCTTCTAATTATTTCAAATGTTTCATTGTCAATAATGTCTGGTGTTTTTTCTTTTCTTTTCCACTTGCCTGCTGACTTCTTGTTTAACTTACAAACAGAACATAACGACAATCTTTTAGAAGTCATTTCATTGCCACAACCAGAACAAGTTTTGCTTCCGACTTTTGCAAACACACGCATATAACAATATCGGCAAAAACCTTTTGAACCTTTTTTAACAATCTTGCCTTTTTGATTTTTAGAACCAAATTCATTTTTGCATTCTATGCAACAAGTGCTTTTAACTTTTATAGGATGTTTTTCATTAAGATATGATTTTTGGTAGCAAGGATTACATTTGCTGCGTGCGTGATATTTAACAACATCATCATCAGTTAAAACATCACCAAAGTTTCGATTACAACCTTCACATACATTTGGCTTTTCTTTTATTCTAAATCTTGTCATCTTTAAGATATATTTTTATTAATGAATCAAGCATTGCTTTATATTTCTTCACTGATTGTGTGTTGTCATTTCTAATTGCTTGTAATAAATAAAAGTTTATATCAATAACTTCTTCAACTATTTCTGATTTCTTAATTTCAATTTTCATATTCTTTCAATTTCTTTTTCTTCATTGTATATATTAAGTGGTTGTAAGGCGATCCGAATATCTATGTAATTTATTTATATTTTTTATATCATGATGTTGCATGTTTTAAATAAAATGCGTATATTTGTTTTATGAAATTTACTGAATTAGAAAAAGAAGTAATTAAAGAATTGATAATGCGTGACCTTTGTGCCTGATGAACCTGCCGTTCCTGATGAACCAGATGAACCAGAAGTTCCTGAATCGGCAGCAATTGCAACAAAGATTTCAGCATTGTTGCCAAATGATATGGTTGAATTTAATAGTTCAACCGGAATAGTGAAGTAAGTTGTGTTATTA